ATCTTCGAATCTAACTCATTAGCTACTCATACTGTCGGTGCTCATGGTGGAACGCCACTTATTAACGGTGCTTCTCAAGATACCACGTACGCACTAGCGGGTGACGCGTGGACTCAATCATTGATTACTGATGGTTGGACTAACTCGATTACAGATGTATTACTAGCAGGTGATGTAATCACAATCGCTGGTGTTAATTCGGTTAACCGTCGTACTCGTGTTGACACTGGAGACCTTCAAACGTTTACAGTAACAGCTGACGCTAGCTCAGGTGCTTCAACAGGCCCAGCAACATTAACTATTTCGCCTCCTATGATTACAAGCGGGCCTTATCAAACTGTAACAGCAGCACCAGCAGACGGCGCAGCTATTGTAGTTAAGACGGGTACAGCTGGTTCTAGTTATCCTCAGAACATTGGTTTCCATAAGAACGCTATCACACTTGCGATGGCTCCTCTGGACATGCCAACTGATGGCGCTAGTGCAGCACGTGAAAACTTCAAAGGGATCTCAATTCGCTCAGTACGTCAATACGACATTACGAACGATAAGACAGTATTCCGATTCGATATACTTTACGGTGTTAAGGCTCAGAATCCTGATTTTGCAGTTCGTTTAACAGGCTAGTCAATAGGGGGTTAATAGCCCCCTTCATTTTTTCAAGGTGATACATGAAAGATTTTAAACGTTGGATTTATCACGAAACAAACAAACCAAAAATAATCAATGATAGCGAGTATGAAGATCATAAAGCTTTAGGGTGGGCAGATTCACCAGCTAGGTTTTTAAAGCTCGAAAGTGTTGGTATTGATAAAGTAAAAGTAGAAGCTAAAGACCCTAGCGAAACAGCCAAGGCACAGCAAGCGCTTGAAGCTGTAGAAGGTGTGGTTCAAAGCCTGAATAATCAGCTTAATATTGATAAAATGAACAAGAACCAATTAGAAGCATACATGCAAGAACATTATAATATTGACCTAGATAAAAGGTTAACGTTAAAGAAATTACGCAAACAGGCTAAATCAATAGCGGGTATTTAGATGGCTACAGTATTAGATATTGTAAACGGTTCAGCAGAAAAGCTAGGTGTAAAATCGGCCGAATCTGCGCTAGAAGCTGGTGATTTTCAAGTCATACTAAACGAATTAAACGATATGCTTTCTATATGGGCTGATAGAGGTTTAACGCCAGCGTTTAAGGTTGTAACTGATTCAACAGATGTGGTTGATATTGAATTAAGCGCTGTTTCAGCAGTTAAAAATAATCTAGCTATTCAGATAGCTCCAACATTCCAAAGAGTGGTACAGCCTAGCTTAGCGCTTATAGCTTCAACCACCTTACAGCAGTTAGAAACATCAACAGATTTTATAGGCGAAATTGCATACCCTGATACTTTACCAACTGGATCAGGTAATGATTGTGCAGATGTTGCAGTAGATAGGCGATTCTTTACACAGAACAAAAAGGAAACGTTTTAAATGCCTAGAATCCCACTCCCTTTAGGCTTCAGCTTCTACCAGTCTGAAAGCTTGCCGTTTTCAGCACAACGCTGTATTAACTGGATTCCAACGGTTGCAGAGTCAGCAGCATTAAACACACGGGCATTATTCCAGCCTTTGGGGCTGAAGCAGTTTGTTGATACTGGATTAGGTGCTAATCGTGGCGCTCAAGTCATGAAAGATATTCCATATTTTGTTAACGGGAATAGCCTTGTATCGGTTTCATCTACTGGAACCGTAACAAATCACGGAACTATAACGGGTTCGGGTAGGGTATCACTTGCTAATAACGGGCAGTATCTCGTTATAGTTGTTCCTGGTGGTAGAGCTTATGCTTATGACAATGTAGCAGATACGCTTAATCAAATTACAGACGTTGATTTTAGAACCTCAGACACAGTAGTTTTCAAAGATGGCTACTTTGTGTTTTCTTCTAGTGATGGGACGGTGTTTTTTAACTCGGCTTTAAACGATCCATTTAGTTATGATGCTTTGGATTTTGGCTCGGCAGAAATAAACCCAGACAGAATAAACGCCTTGCATGTTAATCATAATGAATTATTCGTGTGTGGTTCTGAAACGATTGAGTTATTTCAAAATGTTGGCGGTGCTGGATTTCCATTTCAGCGTATACCAGGCGCAAACATTCAAAAAGGCGTACATGCTAAATTTTCATTAGTAGAATTCGATAACTCTTTTTGTTTTGTTGGAGGTGGATTAAATGAAAGGTCGGCAATTTGGAAAGTCACGGGCAGCTCAAGCGCACAAAAGATCTCAACAGATGCTATTGATAAAGAAATCCAAAAGTTTACCCGTGAAGAAATTGAGTCAAGCTTTGCCGTAACTTATGCGGCCCACGGTCAGTTTTTAGCATTGTTTACATTTGAATCATCAAGAATCCCATCGAGAACGTTTGTATATAACGCGACAGCATCAACACTTATGCAGCAAAGAGTATGGTTTGAGCTGCAAACAGGCGTAACAGATAACCGTTTTAGGGTTCAAAATATCGCCAATGCTTATGGCAAGTTGTTGGTTGGTGATTCGGTTTCGGGTATTATAGGTGAGTTAGATAGCGATACGCTAGATTATTATGGTGATGAGATATTTAGACAGTCTACATCTAAGCCTTTTGATCAGAATGGATTGCCTATATTTGCTGGCGAGTTTGAAGCAACATTCCAAGGTGGCGTAGGCTTAACAACTGGCCAAGGTTCAGAGCCAGTAGTTAGGCTTGATAGGTCAGATGATGGTGGTAGGACGTTTGGGTCGGAAACAAGTCGTACTATTGGTAAAATAGGCGAATATGGCCAGCGCTCTATATGGCGCAGACAAGGGCGGTTTCCAGTATCGCGAGTAGTAAGGCTTACTATTACCGACAAAGTACGCGCTAACCTGATTAGATTAGCTGCAACACCCGAAGTTGGTGCGCAATAATGGCTGATGTAATTAAACCTAGACGTGGCGAGATATTCACAAAGAATGGCGAGCCTACGCAAAGGTTTTATACGTGGATTGAATCATTAACCGATCAAACAAACGCAACAACAGAAACAACTATTGAATCTTCTGATAATTCAGGCATTAGAGCGGAATTATTAGCATTACAACAGCAAGTAGGCAGCGGAAACCCTTTAACATGGGATGAAACCGGCTTCACTTGGGACTCTACAAAACATTCATTTGATCAGACGGAAGCATAGTATGGCATTAGATTTAATAAACTTAGGTTCTGCTCCAGATGATCGTACAGGCGATACATTCCGCGCGGGTGGTGAAAAGATAAACGCACAGTTTACAGAGTTGTTTTCTAAAACATTCGATAACTTAGTGATAGTTAAGCAAGCTTCCGATTTAGCAGGCGTTTTAGATAGCACAAAAGATTATTTTATTGACGGCATTGTAGATATGGGTTCGCAGGAAATATCAGTTCCAGCTGGCGGTTTAAATCTTACAGGGTATAACTTTGATGTATCGCAGCTAGTCTCAACAGCTAGTAACTATACAATGTTTGTATCTCCGGTGGGTGGTTCTGGTAATTTGCTAGGTAAGGATTGCGCAATAGACGTGTCCGGCACTGGATCGCAGGTTTACGATATTACTTCTGCAACTGGCTTCGATGCTTTTGAATTCGCGAGAGTAAACTATAATAATTGCACGTCACTAGGGACTATTACAGACTATCGACAGGGCTTAGAAGTCGGCACAGGTCGTTTTGGTGGAATGCCTGAATTGACACTAGCCGGAGCTTGGGTTGGTGGTTTTTTTATAGACACATCAATAGTAAGAAGCCTTACTGATGGCGCTTATTCATTATTTAAAGCGGGTGCTAGTTTTTCGATGGGGTCACGGTTTAGATCTAATATGAATCTTGATTTGCCAGCAAGCGCGAGTTTCTTTGACTTCTCAGCAAGTAATTTTGTAAATCCGTCAACGCTGCAAATTGAAGGCGCTATAGTCACAAGAAACGGCGTTTTTAATGCTACAGATTCAAACATTACGCCAAATGTCACAGCGGGAGAGTTAGTATCAGCGTGGGCTGGTAATAATGGGATGCCGAACACATTTGTAGGTGGAAGTATTGGTATTTCAACGGAAGCTGTTACAACTATCAACACTATAGGTGTTTATGAAGATGTGAACGCGGCTGCATGGACTACATCAGACTTGCAGCACTTTGATAATCCTAGCGGCAGTCAATTACGACATCTTGGCAATACTCCGAGAGAATACAAAGTAGTTGCAGATTTTTTAATGGACTCAGCCTCTAATGATGTATTGACGCTAAGAGTTAGTAAGTGGGATGACTCAGCATCATCATTTAGCGTTGTTCTAGATCAGTCTAGGCAGGTTAACAGTTTGGTTGGTGGTCGAGATGTCGCCTTCTTTGGGATCAATGTCAACACTACGCTAGATCAGGACGATTATATTAAGCTTGAGGTTACAAACCAGACTAGTACTACGAATGTTACGGCAGAGCTTGATAGTTATTACGTAGTGGAGGCTAGATAATGGCTGAAGACGTACTCGTATTTAATGCTTCAAACCAATTCGTAGATACAATTGAAAAATTCTACGATTCGCCTACCTCATCTTCAGGCGGGAAGGGTACGCGTATAACTAAATTTAGCGCGCCGAATGACACAACCTCAAGCATTGATTATAAAGCCTATATTTATAATTCGGCGGGATCTGTGCAAAAAGCGATCATTCCACAAACGACCGTTGTTAGAGATAGGGTAGATTTAGGCGCTTCAATTGTTGGGCATCTTATACCGCCTGGTGGATCGTTAAGAATGGAGTCTAGCGTAGCAAATGGGATAGAGTTTTACGTAACAGGTAACGAACTGTGATCAAAGTATGTCGCGATATGTCATTTGTGCGCGAATTTATGCTGCTACCTGAAATCTCACGCTATGCTGTTGAATATGGCGCAGACCCAAAAGATGAAGAGTTTATATGCAACGGCCGTAATGGTTGGTTGATTTATAGCGTT